CTCGCTGGGCTTTTCTCGTCCGTTGACGTTGAAAGACCCAGAGCTCTACGCATCTGCCGTGGACGGCGGCGTGGTCGTTAGCCCTCAGGCTGTCATGCAGCTTGACGCGGTTTGGGCCTGCGTGCGTCTCATCTCCGAAACCATCGCGTCGCTTCCGCTGGGGATGTACGAGCGCACGCCCCAGGGCAAGCGTTACGCACCACAGCACCCCTTGCACTACCTGATCCACGACCAGCCGAACGCTGACTCCACGGCCACAGTGTTCTGGGAAGCGGTTGTAGCATCAATGCTTCTGCGGGGTGCCGCGAGGATCGAAAAACAGCTCGTAGCCGGTCGTATCGCTGGCTTGCTATTCCTGGACCCCGACCGCCTGACTATAACCACGGACACCCAAGGGCGCAAGACCTATCTATACCGGGAAGAGGGCGGGGCGCAGCGCAGCATCCCGGCAGATCGCATCTGGACGATACCGGGTTTCACACTCGACGGCATCAACGGCGTGTCGGTCATTGCCTACGGGGCCAAAGTGTTCGGGGCAGCCATTGCTGCTGAGAAAGCGGCGGCCAAGACGTTCAAGAATGGTATGTTACAAGCTGTGTTCTACAAGGTGAACACATGGCTGAGGCCTGATCAGCGGGCCGAGTTTAAGAAGAGCTTGGCGCAGTCGATCCAGCGCGGAGAAGCTCCTCTCCTGGAGGGAGGGACCGACGTGGGCATGCTCGGCATCAAACCATCGGATGCCCAGTTGCTGGAATCGCGGGCCTTTTCCGTCGAGGCCATTTGCAGATGGTTTCGTGTGCCGCCGTGGATGGTGGGCCACACCGAGAAGTCCACCAGTTGGGGATCCGGCATCGAACAGCAGATGATTGGGTTCCTGACGTTCACCTTGAGCCCGTGGCTCAAGCGCATCGAGCAGGCGATCACCAAAGACCTGCTCACGCCGGCCGAGCGGCTCAAGTTCTATGCCAAGTTCTCGGTCGAGGGCCTGCTGAGGGCGGACAGCGCCGGGCGAGCCAGTTTTTACGCCTCGATGGTCAACAACGGTATTCTGACCCGCGACGAAGTGCGCGAGCTTGAGGACCGCGAGCCCATGGGCGGCAATGCGGCTGTGCTGACGGTTCAGTCAGCCATGACTACACTGGACGCCGTGGGCGTCGTCAACAAAAAGGAACCCGCATGAGCATGAAGACACTACCGCAAGCCCCGATGTGGGAGCGGCCGGCTGGGATGAGCTTCCACCTCTCGCCCCGCGCCCTGTCGAGCTGGAATCCGCAAATCGTGGCCGCCGAGCTCGATTCTGACCGCAGCATCGGCATTTACGACCCCATCGGAGCGGACTACTACACCGGCGAAGGTGTGACCTCCAAGCGCATCGCGGCGGCCCTCCGCTCCATGGGCCGCGGCCCGGTGACCGTGAACATCAACAGCCCAGGCGGCGACTTGTTCGAGGGCCTGGCGATCTACAACCTACTTCGTGACCATCCTGGCGAGGTCACTGTGAAGGTGCTCGGCGTTGCCGCGTCGGCGGCATCCATCATCGCCATGGCCGGCGACAAGGTGCAAATTGCCAAATCGGCCTTCTTCATGGTTCACAACGCCTGGGTTGCCGTGGTCGGCAACCGCAACGACCTGTTAGAGCTTGCCAAGACCCTAGAGGGTTTCGACGCCGCAATGGCCAGCATCTACTCGGCCAAGACAGGGTTGAGCAAGCAGAAGGTGGCCGCATTGATGGACGCCGATAGCTGGATTGGTGGTGACGACGCCATCGAACATGGTTTTGCCGACGAGCTGATCGAAGTGGATCAGTCCTCGAAGGCGGAACGCTCCAAGGCCCTGACCGTGCGCCGGGTGGAATCCGCGCTCCGGGCGGCCGGCCTGAGCAAATCCGAAGCCGTCAAGCTGATTGCAGAGCTGAAGTCCAGCGCGGGGGATCCCGCTGGTGGAGGTGAGGGCGAGCCCACCCAAGCAATCGAGTCTGGCGCATTGAGCGCGGCCGCCGAACTGGCGCGTTCGCTGACCCGTGTACTGAACTGAAAGGATCACCATCATGAGCTTGGAACAAGACATTCAGACCATCCAGAACAGCCTGAAGGAAGTGAGTGAGCAGCTCAAAGAGCATGCCGTCAAAGCTTCTCGCAACGCCGAGCTGAGCACCTGGGCTAAGGAAAAGATCGATGAGCTGCTCATCAAGCAAGGCGAGCTGCAAGCGCAACTCACCCATGCCCAGCAGGTTCTCGCCAAGCTGGAAACCCGTGGTCAAGAAGGCGGCCGCCCCCGGAGCCTGGGCGAGCAATTCGTGAACAACGAAGCCGTTCGCGCCTTCCTCGCCAGGACCAATCCGCGCGGCCGCGTCGATGTCACCTTCAATGCCGCCATCACCTCCCTCACGACGGACACAGATGGCGCCGCCGGCGACCTGGTGCAAAACACCCGCCTGCCGGGTGTGGTCGCGCTGCCTCAGCGGCGGATGACGGTGCGCGACCTGCTGAGCCCCGGCCGCATGGATGGCAGCACGCTGGAATACGTCAAGGAAACCGGATTCACCAACAACGCCGCCCCGGTGGCCGAGAATGCGGTGAAGCCCGAATCCTCGATGAAGTTCGATTTGGTCACGACCTCTGCCAAGGTCATCGCCCACTGGGTCAAGGCGTCCCGCCAGATCCTGGACGACGCATCCCAGCTTCAGAGCATCGTGGATCAGCGCCTGCGTTATGGCCTTGCTTACGTCGAGGAGCAGCAACTGCTCAACGGCGACGGCACCGGCCAGAACCTGCTCGGCATCGTGCCGCAGGCCAGCGCCTACACCGCGCCGATCACTGTGTCTGGTGCGACGATCATCGACCAGATCCGCCTTGCCCTGCTGCAAGCTGAGCTGGCCGAGTACCCGTCCACCGGAATCGTGATGAACCCGAAGGACTGGACCCGTGTCGAACTCCTGAAGGACAACCAGGGGCGCTACATCATCGGCAACCCACAGGGCAATGCTGCCGCGTCGCTGTGGGGTATTCCTGTGGTGACCACCCAAGCCATGCAGGAAAACAAGTTCCTCGCCGGTGCGTTCCGCCTGGGGGCTCAGTTGTTCGACCGATGGGAGGCGCGCGTCGAGGTCTCCACCGAGAACCAGGACGACTTCATCCGTAACATGGTGACGATCCTGGCGGAAGAGCGCATCGCGCTGGCGGTGTACCGCCCAGAGGCGTTCGTGTATGGCGACTTCGGCAACCTGCCGTAACCCGTAGAGAGGCGGGCGGGCTGAGAGGCCCGCCTGTAAGCTAAGCCATGCGAATAAAGTTCATCCCACCCGATCCCCGCGCCGGCCTGATCGCAGAGATGGAGCAAGGCGTGGCCCAGCGCTTCATTGACCAGGGTCTGGCAACCGCCGATCTGGTCGAGAAGGCGGTCAAGCCGTCTGATGCGCCCGCAGAAGCTGCCGCAGAAGCTGCCGCAGAAGAAAAACCTGGGCGTCGTAGGGCCAAACGATGAGCATCATCAACATCGACGTGGCGAGGGAGCATCTGCGTCTGGAGCTGGACTACCCGGCGCAACAGGTGCAGATGTACCTTGATGCTGCCGAGGATGCAGCCATGAGATTCCTCAACCGGCGCATCTTCGCCGACCAGGCAGCCAAGGACGCGGCCGTTGCTTCAATCGACTTGGTGGCGGCCAAGCAGGCGCTGGACGACGCGATTGAAGCAGCCAAAGCGCTGACAGACCCTGCGGCCAAGCAGGCGGCGATGGAGTACGCCCGCTATGCGTACCGACAGGCGCTTTCTGAGGCCGATGAGACCTTTCGCGGCGTGTTGATGAATCCACAGATTCAAGCGGGCATCCTACTCATCGCGGCGCATCTGTTCGAGCGCCGGGGCGACGCACAGGCAGCGATTCCGGAGGCGGCCTACATGCTGCTGCACCCTTATCGAGAGGGGCTCGGTGTATAATGGATATCGGACGCCTGGACAAACGCCTCACTTTTCAACGGCGCAGCACCGTGAAGGACGAATA